CACGGCCGAACAGACGGGAATCCTCGAAGCCCTGGGCCGCCGGCCGCTGACCATTCGGGACGTTATCAGCGTCCGCCGGACCGGTTCGGACACGGTGGAATATGTGGTCCAGACGGCCCACACGAATAACGCCGCCCCGGTCGCGGAAGCCACGTCCAGCGCGGCCCCGGAATCGGGCGCGGAAGCCGGGCCCCTGGTCAACGCCGCCGGCGGCGGTTACAAGCCCGAGGGTTCATGGGCGTTCGAACGCAAAACGGCGACGGTCAAAACCATTGCCGAATGGGTGCCGGCTACCAAGCGCGCCCTTGCGGACGCCGCCCAACTCGAGGGCCTGATTAACGACGAACTGCGGGCCGACATTGCCGAAGAAGAAGAAGATCAGATCCTTTTGGGCGACGGCGAAGGCGAAAACCTCGAGGGCATCCTGGAAACCACGGGGATTCAAACCCAAGCATGGTCAACGGACATTTTCACGACTGTTCGTAAAGCCCTGACCAAGGCCCGCGTGGTGGGCCGCGTGGTTCCCAACGCCGTGGCGCTGCACCCGGAAGAAGTGGAAGTGATCGACTTGGCCCGCGAGGGTGCCGGGACCGGGCAGTTCCTTGGGGCCGGCCCGTTCGCCCTCGGGCCCCGGACCCTTTGGGGTCTGCCGATCATCGAAACCGAAGCCATTACGCCGGGCCGCGGCCTGGTGGGCGACTTTTCCAAGGCCGTCCTGTGGGACCGGGAACAGACCACGGTGACCATGACCGATTCCCACGCGGATTTCTTTATCCGGAACATGGTGGCAATCCTGGCCGAGGAACGCGTGGCGTTCGGCGTGGTTCGTCCCACGGCGTTCGTGGATACAGACGTCCGCGCATAACCACCCATTGACCGGACGCGGGCCGCGTTTTGCTGGGGCGCGGCCCGCGTCCACCCAACCCGGAAAGGGGCACGGCAATGGCTGGCCTAAAAAATTACAACGTCCACGTCAATGGCGTGGCCGCCACGCTGCGGCTATCGGACGCGGACGCCAAGTCCCGGGGCCTGACCGCGGCTGACGTCGTGGGGGCCAAAAAGGCAACACCGCCCAAGGCAAAGCCGGCAACCAAAAACGTGCCGGTCCCGCCACTGAACAAAGCACGAACCGCCGCCGAAAAGGCCGAATAGGTTTAGGGGGGCGGAACCGTGACGACGTCAATTATCGAACCGGACGAGGACGCGTTTCGATTGCCGCCCCTGGTCACGGCGGAAGAATTTTCCGCCTGGACCGGTGGCAAGGTTTCGGCGTCGGACCCCCGCGTTTTGCCCCTGCTGAACGGGGCGTCCGCGGGGATACGGCGGTGGGCCAGGTGGCATATTGCGCCGGTACTCGAGGAAACCCTGACCGGGGACGGCCCGGGCGGTTCGCTGCTGCTGCTGCCCACGGGCCGGCTGCTGGAAGTCCTGACCGCGACGAACGCCGGCGAATCGGTGGACGTTGCCGGTCTGGACTTTAGCCGCCATGGCATGGTGTCCACCGGCGGTTCCTGGTCTGACCGGTTCGGGGCGGTGTCCGTCCGGGTCCGCCACGGCTATGACCTGGCGGACGTCCCGGACGTCCAACAGATAGTCAAGCAGGTCACGGCCAACGCCCTGGCGTCCCCCATGGGGGCCACCAGGGAACAGGCCGGGACGGTATCGGTTGCGTGGGCAACCACGGCCCCCGGGGTGTCCGGCGGCCTTTCACTGCTGCAACGGGACCTGGACGTCCTGGCCGCGTTCAAGATTTAGGGGGGTCCATGCTTCCGTCCTTTGCGAATGATACGCCGGTCAGGGTCCGCCCAACGTGGACCACGGACGCCCGCGGGACCCGCCGGCCGGACTACGGGGCCGGCGCTAACCGGGTGTCCGTCCCCGGTTCCCTGCTGCAACCCGGCGCGTCCGTGGAAGTCCTGGAAAACCGGGTGGGCGCGGTCGCCGTCCGGTGGTCCTGGTTCGCCCCGGCCGGCACGGACGTGGAAGCCACGGACGCCGTGGAATGGGACGGCCGGCTGTACGCCGTGGACGGCGAACCCGCCCGGCACCGGTCGCCCACCGGGGCGTTGGACCACGTCCTGGTCCTGCTGATCGACTGGAAAGGATGACCCGTGGACGTTGGCGGCAAAGTCACAAAACTGGTTTTCAAAACCGCGGGATTCAAAAAAATCCTACGGTCCGGCGCGGCCCTCGGGGACGTGTCCCGCCGGGCTCGGGCCATGGCCGCGGCCGCCGGCGAAGGCGTGGGCGTCCAGACGTCCACCGGTGCAAACCGCGTCCGCGCCACGGTCGCAACGGAAACCCTCGAAGCGGCCCGGCGGGAAGCCACGGACAAAACCCTAACCAGGGCGATAGGGGCGGGCCGTGGCTGAATTCGTCGAACCGGCAGACGGGGAAACCGTCCTGATCCTTTACCTACGGGCCATGCTGGCCATGCAACCGGGGTTCGATTCCGTGGCCGTCCTGGGGGCCATGGACGCCGAATCGCCGGACTATGAACCGCCGGCGGAAGCCGTGACGGTACGGGCAACCGGCGGCGTCCCTCGGGACGTCCTGGTGGCCAATCTGCAACTAACCATAACGGCGTGGGGGGCCGGCCCGGACGACGATATGCGGGCGTCCGATATAGCCCGCCGGGCCGCCGGCCTGATCCTTTACGCCGGCCGTAAAGGGTGGATGGGCGAGACGGTAGTAAACGACGTCACGGCCCTTTCCCTGCCCTATAAAGATTCGGACCCAATCACGTCCCGGGCCCGGTATTCCGCAACTTTCGCGGTGTCAATGCGTGGGCAAATCGTCAACGCATAAGTGTTTTACCACTGCCTGAAAGGGGCAAACCACAATGTCTGTTATTGCATCCAATGTTTGGACCGGGTCCCCGGACCAGCTAACCACCGGGCCTATTCTTTCCGCGCCGCGGGGCACCGCCCTGCCCACCGCGGTGGACGCCGAACTGGACCCGGCGTTCGACGATTCCGGGTATATTTCCGAGGACGGCCTGACCCTGACCCCGGAACGTTCCACGGAACAGGTCCGGGACTGGTCCGGGTCCGTGGTCCGGGAACTGCTGACGGAATTTTCCGCCAAGCTTGCATGGGCCCACCTGGAAACCAACGAACAGTCCCTGAAAAATTACCTCGGGGATGACAACGTTACGGTGACCGCGGCCGACGCCGAAAACGGCAAACGCATTACGGCGCTACTCAAGTCCGCGGAAATGCCCCGCAAGTCATGGGTGTCCAAGATTAAGGACGGGGATTCCCGCGTGCTTATCGTGGTCCCGGACGGGCAGGTTTCCGAAACCGGGGAAGTGTCGTTCGTAAAGTCCGGCGCGATTACCTGGCCCGTGACCCTGGCAACGTACCCGGATTCGTCCGGCGTAAACGTCTACATCTATTTGGATGACGGCGTGGTTTTGACGGCCGGCGTTCCGGCGCTGACGGCCGTATCCGGTAGCCCGAACCCGGCCGCCGAGGGGCAGCTGGTCACGATCACCGGAACCCGGTTCACGGGAACCACGGCCGTGACGTTCGAGGGTACGCCCGCGGACGATTTCACGGTGGTGGATGCAACCACCATTGTGGCCACCATGCCGGCCGGCGCGGCCGGCGCGGCGGACGTCGTGGTTACCAATGGCGTGGGCGCGTCCGCGGCGTTCGAGTACACCCGCGCATAGCCGCCCCCTGATAGGCGGAACGGGCCCCCTCGGGGGTGGGCCCGTTCCGCCTTTTTTCATCCCCCCGCAACACCTGAAAGGCCCCAGCATGGTCTATGAAATCCCGGCGTCCAAGGCGTCCCTAAAGCAAAACGTGTTCGAATTCAAAGTCCCCGGCGAGAAGAAAACCCGGTCTTTGCCGCTGCTGAAATATACGCCGATTGGGCAACGGAACCGCCTGGCCCAACTGGCGGCCCCGATCCAAGCCGCCCAAATCGCCGGCGACAAACCCGCGGTGGACGATTTGCGGGCCCTGGGAACCTTTCAGCTTGAATTACTGGAACGCTATTCCCCCGGCATCACGGACGTTATGGACGATGACCAGTTGGCGGCCCTGCTCAAGGCATGGCAGGAAGCAAGCCAAATCACAGTGGGGGAATCGCCGGCCTTGCCCTGATCCTTGCCGATCACGGCGAGGCCGTCGAATATGACCTGTTGGCCCTCGGGCTGCGGCTGGATGACTTGGGAACGGAACGCCTTTCATGGCGGGACCTGTTCGTGGTCATCCACCGCGCCGGCCCAACGTCCGCCCTTATGCGGGAAGTACAGCCCGAACTGTCCGCGTGGGCGTCCGGGTTCGTCCTGGCGGACCTGCTGGCCCATGCGGTGGACCTGCTGGCCGGCGGCAACTGGCAACGCGCCGGCAAGAAAACCGCGCCCAAGCCCAAGCCCATCCCACGGCCTGGCAAAAAAGTGGAAGCCCAAAAATACGGGTCCAAACCTATCCCGGTAAAAGACTTTGACGACTGGTGGAACGGGGCAAAATAATGGCCGGTGGTAACGCTGTAGAACTGGCGGCGGCGTATGTGTCCATTGTTCCGTCCTTTGAGGGCGGCCGCGAAAAGATAACTAAGGAACTGGTCCCGGACGCCGAGGGCGCGGGCCGGGAAGCCGGCAAAAAGGCCGGCAAGGGCTTTGGCGATTCCATGGGGTCCATGGCCAAAATCGGCGGGGTGGCCGCCGGCCTGGGCGTCGGTGCCATGGTGGTGGGCGGGTTCCAAGGGGCCATTGAATCCGCGGACCTGCAAACCAAACTGGCCGCCCAAATGTCCCTGACCCCGGAACAGGCAACCAAGGCCGGCGACGTGTCCGGCAAGCTTTACGCCGGGGCCTATGGCGAATCAATGGCCGACGTGTCCGAGTCCGTGGGCGCGGTTATGTCGTCCATGGAAGGCATGGCGGACGCGTCCGCCGGGGACCTCGAAACCATAACGGCGTCCGCCATGAACCTGTCCGCGGCCTTTGGCACGGACGTGGCGACGTCTGCCACCACCGCCGGAATTCTCATGAAACACGGCCTTGCAAAAGACGGTACGGAAGCCATGGACCTGATAACGGCGTCCATGCAAAAACTGCCGGCGTCCGTCCGCGAGGAAGTATTTCCCGTAATGGACGAATATTCCAAGCACTTTGCCGGCCTGGGAATTGACGGCGAAACCGCCATGGGAATGATCGTTGCCGCCGGCGGTGACGGCGCTATCGGCATGGACAAAATGGGCGACGCCTTAAAG